CCCGGGGCTGGCACTATGATGTATAATTCTGCCGAGACTGTTAAACAGTTTCCCGGGATGTCCCAGAAAGCTATAATGCCGCCAAAGGGAAGCCCTGCTGGGGCCGCTTATAAATCAGCTTTCGGCGCTGCACACGGTTTCAATCCATATGCTGCTGGTGGATTTGTTCCAAACTACTCAAAAGCCGCAAGAGGAAAAGCCGGAAAGAAAAAAATACATCCAAATTTAGCAGGGCACGTATATCAGTTGGACGCAAGTGATATAGGAGTAATATTAGGTTTAGCAGACGGAAAGGTTGGCCCAACGTTCTCCCCCTTAGCCGATGTAAAAAGTTTAGCGGGGCTTAGGAATAATTCACCTAAGTTATACAAAGACTTAGAGAACGAGGGAGCTAAGGTTAGGCTTAACAACATTAGAGTTCAGAGTTTTATAAATACACCCAAAGAAGCTCAGGCTGAAAAAATGTTCGAAGCCCTTCTTACCAACGAGCTTGAATCCGGCACGGGAAATATTGCTAAAAAAGTAATGACCCGTTTTGGTATTGAAGGCAAGCCGGGTAGGATGGGGCCGCTGCCTGCAGGTCTTCAGGGGGAAGTCTTTGAAGAGGCAATGAGAATGGCCATGAAGGCGGCTGTGGCTATTCCCGGAGCTGACTTTGACTTTGAGGCTGGGAGGCCTCCTTCTGCAGCTCTGCAGAAAATTTTTGGTCAACCTGTATTTAGAATTGACGCAAAAAGAAGATTAAAATCCGCTCAAGGCGGAGAGATGCCTAAAAAATATTTCAATGACAGTGCTACCAGAGCTCATGGAGTGGAGCTTATAAACCTTGAAAGAAAAAGACTTACGGAAGGTAAGGCTTTAGGGTACGTACCAAACTTTACTCCTCTTTCTAGCGCTATAGGTAGGGAAATGGCGGCAGGAGTCCCTGCTTCTGCAATTAGAGTGGGGTCTAGCCCTTCTCTTAGAGGTGCGGGGAATCCTCGTGGACTCGGAGTATATAATACTATTGATGAGCCTCGTGGTTTAAGCCAAGGAATTAATCGATCCAGATCAATGGGCATTAATCCAAAATCTCACGGAGTTCCAAATTTTGCCGCGGGTCTTATAGGCAGGGCCGCAAGAGGTTTAACTAAAGCCGGAAAAGCTGGAGGGGGAGTAGCTGGATTTGGATTGATGGGAGCTAGCGATAGCCCTATAGCGAATATTTTAGGATCAGGGCTTATGGGTCTGAGTATGGGTCCCAAAGGGGCACTCGGAATGATGGCCATAACTACCTTCACTGAGATCTTGCCAATGCTGACCTCATCAAGTGACGACGCTACAGATGCTCTCAAAGCGCAGATTGAGGCTCAAAACCAAGCTATTGCGAAATCAATGGAGCTAACACAGTCTTTCGCTGATCTAGCTGGTGGGATGAGCGCAACGGAGTTTACTACTAAAAAAGCCGCAATGTTAACGGAGTTGGGCGTAGGTGAAAAAGGAAATCTGCCTATGACACATCCTATGGCCAATAGTCCAGAGCTAAAAGCTTTAATAGACGCGGGTCCTAAAGAATTTAAACAGGCTCAAACTGCGTTTAATAAAAGATTAGGTCAGATTTCTGTATTAAATAATTTGCCAGCCGGAAACATATCGTCGCTGATGCAAGCGTCTAAACAAAAAACAGTAGGCGATGCACACGAGGAGTATAACAAGATGCTTCTAGGCCAAGAAGCAGTAACCCAAAGGTTATTTGGTATGAGTACCCATCAAGTCAGGCATAGGCAAATAAATGAAGGAGAGAAATTTACTAATACCCCTGAATTTCAAGAGTATCAAAAATTCTTAGATAAAGTTCGTGCATTAGATCAGGTGTCAGTACGTGGTGTTGGTAAAGCCAAGCCGGGGGCAGGATTCGCAATGCAAGCGGGAGAAGATTTCCTCAAGAGGCTTGGGGGTCAGGCAGGAATGTCGCAAAGAGAAGTAATGGCTAGACTCGCTGCTGCTGGAACTAACCCTGCTGATATGGCTAAAGGAGGGGTTTCATCATTCCGAGGGGGAACAGATCAATTAGCAAAAATTCTTGGTGTGAATCCATCAGATTTACGTAATGCGATGCAGTCTGATGAAGGTGGGTTTTTCCAAGCCATAACTGGGGAGGCGCGGGCTGGAAACATAACCCGGGAAGAAAGAGATAAGGCTTTAAGAAAATATGTAAGCTCAATCATCGCGGGATATACTGACCAAGAAGCATACAATAAAGCGGTTAAAGAAAATGAAAAAATAGAAGCGGAGGCGGCAGAAAAGAAAAAGACGTATACGGAAACCTTGCTGCAAGCAATGAAACAGCAAGAATCTTACAGGCAGTCTGTATTTAACGCGAAAAGAGCCCTAGACAAGATGACCAGAGATGCGGCACAGGGCAGAGCTATATTCGGTTTAGGTTCTGGTTTACGCACAGCTCAAGCTAACGCTAGAATGAACTCTACAGGAGTTGCTGGTGTGGTTAGGAATGAGGCTATAGCGGCTGCTCGGTTAGATAGAAGAAATGCTGAAGGTATAGCTGCCAAAGCTCTTGAAGTTAGTATTAAGGAGGGCTTGGCAGGGATGAATGCTGTTAAATTTATAGAAGGTAAAGGGTTTGGTGGACCTCAAGCGGGTGAGGCTTTAGCTGCCTTTACTGAATTAAGAGATCAAATAAAGGAGGGAGCAGATCAATCCCAGATTGACAAGCTAATTGAAAGGTTAGCTGGTGTGAAGGGACTTAAGTTAGAGCAAGGTATATTGAGCGACCCCGGGGATCAGGTTGCAATGCAAGAACTTCCAAAGATTATAGATATACTTAGAAAGGCTCAAGAAAAATATACTTCTTCCCAAGATAAGGCTATACAAAATGAAACTAATGCTATAAATCTAGCAAAAGAACAGTATAAAGTTACCCTTCAAACTATCAAGCTCCAGTACGAGTTAAACACAGCTAAGAGAGAGGAGCAAAGAATGATTCAGTCTGCTTTAGCTGAAGCTGAGTATAATGAGACTAGAGATTTAGCTGGTCAAGGTAGAAAAGGCATGAGAGATGTAAGTTCTGCTTATAGCGCCGCATTAGCTAAGAATGTTGAAAGCTTTGGTGTTGAAAAAGGGGATTTTGGAAGAGCTTTCCGTGCAGGTTTTATAAATGAAATGGGTTATAACGAAGTAGACGCTTTGAGAGATTTTGAAAACGGAAGTCGTCAAGTAGCTCAAACTATGAAGTCCTCTTTTGCAGACGCCTTTCAATCTATTTCTAGCGGCGCTTCTAGCGTTCAAGGAGCATTAGCCAACATGGCTCAGAGCATCCTTAATTCTATTAACCAGATGTCCAGTCAAATGTTTACTAACATGCTCTTTTCTAGAATGATGCCCGGCGCTGGACAAGGAGCTTATGCTCAGGGAGGGTATGTTCCCGGTTATGCTGGAGGAGGTCTAGTTACAGGTGGGTCAGGTTATAAAGATGACGTGCTGACTAGAATGTCCGGCGGAGAGTTTGTGATTAAAAAATCTGCTGTGAATAAAATAGGAGTTGGGACCCTTAATGCTATAAACGGCTACGCAAACGGTGGTAATACTGGCCCCGGGATTGGAACCATGGGATTGATAGCTGCCGGCAGTGGGGCTTTATCTGGCGTAATACAATCAGCCTCTCAGCCTAAAGCTCCTAAGCCTATTCCTTCCAGAGATTATGGTATGGGTAGAAGCAGTTTGGGTTACTTGGGGGGAGCGGATCCAGATGCCGGTAGAGTTGATTCTGTGTCAGGTGGTGGAGGCGCTGCTAATGTTTCGCTTGCTAAAGGTTTTGTTTACTATAGAAGAGATCCTGAAACCGGTAGGTTAGTTAGCGAAAGAGCTAGGCCCACAGAGGGAAGATTTGAAGTTAGTGATTCATTATCATTAATGGGTAGATTAAATGAGGGTGATCCGCAAACCGCGAGAATGTTTGAGAAAGAACAAAGAATCGCTAGCTACATGGATTACGTAGCAGGAGAAAAAGCTAGCCGTAGAAATCAAATAAAAGCAGTAGAAAAAGAGAAAAGAGGGAGAATGGTTGGCGCTTTCATGAATGCAGCCATGTTAGTTGGAGGGGCAAAAATAGCTGGGGCAATGGCCACAAGGAGAGGCTCTGTTGGGGTAGGGGGTCTGTCTGGGGAGCACGGAGCTGCTATAAGAAGCGATATAAGAATGGCTGGCGGTAGGGATGCATTTGCTCAACAACACGGTTATATGGATTATCAAGACATGAAAATGTCTGGGTCTTTATTGGGTACCATGCCAAGCGGAGGATTTCCTAAAACCGGAAATGCGAATGGTGGCTTGGCTCGTGTTATGGGTGGAGAATATATAATGAGCCCACAAGCTGTCCGTACTCATGGGGTTGGGTTCATGACAGAACTTAACCGCGGAAATGTTCCTAGATACGCTGGAGGAGGTCTTGTTGGTAATCAAACTGGCCCAGCTGTAGTGGGAGGAGGCTCTACCTTAAATACTGGCGGTAATACTACTAATAACGTTAAAATTAATATTAATGTAGACAAGAGCGGTGGGGCAAACGCAGAGGTAAGCGCTGGAACCCAATCCGGGTCAGGTGAATCTGCCAGAGACGAAAATGAGGAGATACAAAATAACAGTAAGCTTGGAGACGTTTTGCAAGGTGTTGTTTTGGAGGAAATTATAAAACAGCAAAGGCCCGGCGGATTACTCCACCAACAGAATTAAATATTTCTATTTTCAAGATTTGAAATTCTTTTTTCCATTTCAATAAATTTCTTTTCTATCATCTTAATACCTTCGTTATACATAGCGTAAGGGTTAGATGAATTATTGGACAAAAGTGGAATTTTTGCCACTGGAGAAAAATCAAAAGTCATTTCACAAGGGATGAGCTCAGCTGAAGGTAAGCTATATTTTTTATTAAGAATAATTACCTGTTTTGTTATTGCAAACTCCCCTTCTTTAACGTCTTGAGGAAGGGGATAGTGAAATTCTATACTTGTTTTCCCCTCATTGTATACGATTGACTTTATATCCCTTTCTAAAATGGAGGATGATTCTGCTTCTTCATACTCTACATCTGCTGTAATGAATTCTCCTGAGTCATGGAGTAGTTTCACTGGGTTTTGAGGAGGGGTGACGTATTTACCCGGAGATGAAATAGATATCTCTAAAATGTTTCCTTTAGCGTCAACTTTAGTTACATTAAACTCTGTGTTTTCTCCTGTTAAGTTGTCTTTGCTGCTTGAAGCTACTCCTCCTTGAGAGTAAATTAAGTCCCCAATCTTGTATTTAAATTTATTATTATCTTTTACGTTTTTAAAATCGCAGGCCTCGTATTCATTAAAAGTTATATTTAAAATATCTGAAGGCGAGATTCTATAAGTAAAATCATTTTTAGTTTGGATGCTTTGACCGCTTACGGTGAACCTTCTTTTTATATTTAAAGATTCCGTATTCTCTAATTGATAATGAACTTGATTCCCACCTATATGAATGAAAGCTCCATTTTTACAAACTACTTTCCTGTTACCAATTACGTATAGTCTGTCAGTATTGTTTTTAATTGAAGCTTCAAAAACCTCGGGTCTCATAATAAAGATTATTATCTAAGATCAGCTAAAACACCAAATTTAATTTTTAAACCCCCTATGTTTACTAAATTTGCGGGACCTTCAAAAGGGGTCCTGTTCCATATAGTGTGCGTGTTAGTGGGGTTATTTGCATCAAGGTAATTATTGGTCCACTGTCTGATAATAGCATGGAATACTCCAACCTCTTTTATCACTCGATATTCCGTATGATAGTTAGTGACCTCAGAAGCGAGGTATTCGTTAGCTACCCCGCGCAATGGAAGAAGCACTGCCGACTGTGGTATATCGTTGTATTCATGAGTAATATGAGTAGTAGAACCGGGGGAAATATTTAAATAACCCTGCATGGATAAATCCACAGAGTATCTGTCTGTAGGTAAATTAGCTAAATCATCAGTTAAAGGAACTGTCATAATTAGAGTCCTTATAGTTGCATAGCTAGACATAAATTCATTCCATCGGTTTTGATTGTCGGGTAATTTATTCCAGTCTATGGCTTTCCAGCTCCTGTTATAAGAAGACGTTTTAGCTATTCCATATACCTTAATGTTGTTTAAATCTGTGGAACCTTTTACTAAAGAAGGCCTGCGGTTCGCGCTTCCGTCAAGAATTTTGTTTCCTTCTAGCGTTGTCTCTTCTGTTACCCCAAATTTTTTGTTGACTGTCAGTTCTTTGTAGGCTGGTTCATTATTACTTTCAGTTAAAATTGATGAATCAATTTTAAGAGTGCTTCCTATTTGGCCTTTTATATAGTAATCACTACCTAAGATCTGAGAGACACTTGTTTCAGGTCGGTTTGAATACCCAAAAGGCTCAGGGTCGAAATTGAGTTGATTTGCATCTTTCTGATTAGCCCCCACTACCACCTCTCCCCAAGCTTGGTACCCTAAAGAACTTACAGCGCTTGAGTTTGGATTGAACTCACCCATTCTAAATGAGGTTCCTAAAGGATTTAAGAACGCGGTTGGTTTATCCGTACCTAAGGCATTATCTATTGAATATACAGCGTCTATACTCAATGGTAATGTGGAGAAATTTAATTTTGTATCTGAGAAAATTTTTGCTAACTCTTTTGTTTCGTTATTTACTGTTATCTTATCAAATAAAGGTAGATTAGAGTCTTGTTCAAAAGCCCTTTTAAAAGATATAGAATCAAAAAAGGCCATACAGAATTGTATGTTTGTGACTTCTTCGCGAGTGATCATGGGGAACGGTATGGTGAATCCCCCTATCGTATCTCCTCCTTCAAATACATAAAATCCTCTACGTACTACTGAACCGTTATCTGCCGCAGCATCTTCCGCTGAAAGCCTATTGGTGGTGACTACTCCATCAAAAGCGACGCCTTTTGTTTGAGTTCCTCCGTCTACAGCGACTTCTAAATTTTTTATTTTACTTGATCTACCTTCTTCTATATTTTTATCACTCTTTAATAGATATTCGTTATTAGACTTTTGTTTTTCTATATCAAGGTCAAACTGTGGTGATAAATTAGAGAATTTTGTTGTGTCTTCAGTGGTTACAGTATCGGCGTTTCCTGTGGTAAAATAATAGACAACACCTCGAGCATCATTGAAAAACTTATCCGCTTCTTCAGCGGTAATTGTTGACTCGCCTTCTTTATTTTCTACTTCTTCAATAGTTATATTAATTCCACCTTCTGTTATCAATCTGGCCGTAGCTTTATAGGGATAGTTTCTGCTAAACACTGTATCCATATCAAAAATTCGATTACTAAAGCCTTTTTCACTATTTGATTGCGCAAAAAATACTCCACTAGGGGAATCTATTGAAACTCCTAAAATGTCATACCCGGCATTAAAAAGATTCTCAGCATATTTTTCTGGATTTTCGTTAGTGTCTTGATTTATAGTGTTAGCATAGACATAATTATCAACACTCGTTCTGCCGTTTACATCTTGAGTTTCAACCACTATGTCAAACTCTCTTAAAGGTAGCTCTTGGGTGTCTCTGATCACTACGCCACTGTCGACAGACTTGTAAAAAATATCTTTTATAGCACCGTCTTCTGCTCTTATTATGTGCCTACCAATACCTCGATTATTTAGATCGTCGTTATTATATGTTTGACCGGGACTTGAAATATCAGAGATTATGTCAGGATTGTTATACGTTTCATCAAAAACGAATGTAGGTTTAGTGGATGGCGATGTATATCCAGTAAACTCAAAGTATATGTGACTAGTGGGAATATTAGTAGTAGACGGTTTTCTTACAGTAACCCTATATTGTATGTCCTCTACATTAGTAAAGTTTAACTCGTATCTGCCAAAATCGCTTTCTTCCGTTGAGGGCCTGTTAAATATTGGGTCTTGAGAGCTTATCTGCCATTCAAATTCCGGTTGAGTATTGTCTAGCGCAAATAGTCTTGGGTCAGAAGCAGTGCCTGCTTGAACGGGAAGACCATCGGCCCCTCTGGTAGTGAGGCCGTTGATTGTATATGCTTGAACTGGTGTTGTAAGTTTTTTTATAGCTTCTGTACTTGGGCGAATTCCTCTTAAAAGCCCATGTCCAATTACCCCGTCATCTGAAATAGGATATATAACTATATAGAAAGGTAAAATGTTACCTCCATTATCTCTATTTATTGAGCTAACTAAAGCTTCTACTTCTATTTTACTTTTTGAGTCATTAAAAAATTTCGTATCTTCTGAAGTTATTAATAAATACTCATTCTGGTTAATATCTTCGTAGTATTCAGGGGCCACTAAATATGTTACTGAAGCTTCCCTTGGGTCTTGCTCAGAAGTATTAACTACAGGCGTTATTCTCGGGTCATTTAAAGCATTCCAATTGTTTGTAATTTGGGGATTTCCTGTGGTGATTATGCTAAAAGAGTAGCTAATCCTATTCGCGCTTAACGTTTCTCCATAATTTACGGAAGTGCTTTTAGACTCATTTCCAATCACGATATTATTTTTAAATCCAGCTACGCTAAATTCTGACTTTATGGTTACTAAATTGTCCTGAATAATACCATTTATAGATGGTTGATCTTCAATTACGGTTAGTATATTATTGTTTCTTTGACCTTCGGTAGCATTGGGCGAATAAGTTTGGTTGGGGTACGAGCTCGTCCACTGGCTCAAACTGTTTGATTGAGAAGCGTTTTCAGAGATCGGGAAATAGATCTGCAAGTCGTTTGAGTTAGAATAAGAAGACCCAATAGTATCTATGTTTTCGTATTTACCTGTAGAGTAAGCTAAAGCTTGGATGTTGTAGGCGTGATTTTCTTCTTCTTTTATATTTATTATCCTGTAGGAGGACTCGTGATTATTGAGATAAGAAGGTTCGGAGTCAAATAAAGGCTCGATAGACCATATCAAGTTTTGGCCAGAAAAATAATTTCCAGAATAGTCTATTCCTTGGTTGTTGTATCCTTCCACTGCGCTATTGGTATAGCCAGTAATAACATAATCTTGAAAATTAAGCTGGTTTCCTGTATACGGGGAGCCAACATTACCTTTTGCGGCACCAGCTACATCTTCTACCCTCATTCCGCTATTAAAATAGATTTGAGTACAAACAGCTTTGTTGTCAGCTACAAAGTCAGATCGGAAAGCTCCTGCTGTGCCTGTGACATTGATAGCGTCAGATCCATTAAAAGCTAAATTCTGTATTTGAGTTCTTCTTATGCCGGGCAGGTCATCGCTTGTTTCTATAGTTCCTGAGTAGTAATCGTAAGTTGGCGCCAATAATGAAAATTTGTATTTAATTCCCTCTTCTAAATTAAGAGCTTGATCAACTATAATACTGTTTACGTTTTGTCTTTGAAATGCAGTTAAGGGATTTTCATCTAATTTATAAACCGGATTAAGGTTTTCATTTCCTTGTATTACTGCGTTTGTTCTACCGCTTAATTTGAAAGGATTTCTATTATTATCATAAATAGTAATAATATCTCCGGGTCTAAGATAAGCCCCTTCGCCTCCCGCGCTGAATGATACAGTTTCAGTTTCTTCGTACTCACTGGCTATAATCCATTTGGCAAATCTTCTCGCTTGTCCTCTGCTGGTGCAACCTAAGGCTGAAGTTTGAATTTCTCTTATACCATATCTTTTTACGCCTTCTTCGTCTTCTAAATACTCTACCGCAGGTTTATAGCTGTTTCTTTTATCATTATATCTAACAATAGCTACAGTGTGCCTAGCTTTTTTTGCTGAGCTGGCGTAAGTAAAATTTGAGTCTACTACATTTGAGTTATTAAAATGAAAAACAGGAAGTTTGTATTTATCTTGAGCGGAGAAAATGCTACCATTCGTATAATACGAGATACCCCTAAAAATAGAAGATAAATCATTTAAAACTTTAAAAGCTTCTTCGCGGGTAGTTATTAAATAGTTTATAGTGAATCTTGGCTCAAATCCTCCGTATGTGTCATCAACTAGCTCGTCACAATATTTAGCTATGTCGTAAAGAGCCCATTTATCTACTTGGTCTAAGCTGATGTAGTCTCCCAAGCCGTATCTATTGTTTGTGATTAAGTCATAAAAACACCAAGCAGGGTTATCCGTCCAGCAAAGCTCTTCAGCGAAATTACCATCCCATTCTTCGACTGTACTCGCTGAACTACTTGCTCTAGTCCAAGTATTCTTATCGTTGCTAATCAGGGAGTTGGTTTTTGCACCAATAGCTATCCCTTTATAGTAGCTCGTAGCTGATTCACTGCTGTCTCCATAGCTTTTCAAGAAAGGATTATAGTTATTTGGGATTTTAACTTTTAGTAGATGCGTGTCATAAGCTCTGGTAGGTATTCTTTGGAAAGACCTTGCATCAAATATAGAATAAGCCATTGACGAATATGGGTAAGTTAATTTGGTCCCGTAAACTTCAACCAGTGAATCTACAAAACTCTGATTTCTTAAAAAAGAAGTAAGAGATTCTGGGGTCGTTCTGACGATTCTGATTTGCCAACCTTCAAACCCTTCTTTGTCTTGAAACCCCCTGTCTGAAAAATCTAAAACTGTAGCTCTTATGTAGCCAGAATCTATTCTGCCTTCTACAAGTTCCTTTTTACCTAACCTCCAGCCTTCTTCGTTTAAGTTAGTTTTTGCTGTCGAAGAAGATTCAATATTTTTAAACTTTTTGTTGAATATAGGTCTATAAAAAATAGAATACTCAATTCTTCTAGCTTTTTGATCACCGTAACCAGTTGCTTGTGGCCTTTTCGTGTATGTTTTGGGGCCGAATTGTAAACTTTCCTGCAGTGCAGTAATTTTTATATTTACTATAAGTTTGTTGCATTCTTTATTTAGCACTCTGTAAGTTTTTGAGTATTTATCTATTGGTCCTTTTATTTTTGCATACTTTACATCTGTGGGTGTGTCGTCACCTCCTTTTATTTCAGGACCGTAAAGTCTCTCACCTATTGGTCTGTTGATAGACAGGTCCATTATATCACTAGATGGAATAGAGCCTAGTTGAGGTAAAGCGTCATTAATTTTTGGAACGGTACCTATTGGGGTTCCTTTTGTATAATTTACGTTTATATCGGGGTAATTATAAAAACCATTTTGGTCAACAATAGGCACTTCATTCCAAAAAATTGACCTTAAAAACCCAAGCTCTTTTGCCTGTTCAGTAGTTTTGTTTCCGCCTGCCACACCTGTTGCCCAATAATTATTAAAAACAACTTTTTGGTAGCCTGTGATATTGGTGTCTCTGATGTATGTATAAGTACCGCTGGTTATGCCTTCGATAGGGCCTTCGGAGATTAAGTCTACAGTTTCTGCGTAGGATCGAGAAGTGACAAATTCTCCATCTGCGTTTCTAACTGCAGAGACGTCAGTAACAGCTGGACGCGCCTGTTCTGGATCGTCTCCTCCTCCAAATAAAAAATCCAATATACCCATGTTATTAATCCTTTATATTTTATTCTTCTTCATCCCAATTTCTTACGTTGATTGGTATTCTTGGGTTAAAGTTGTACTTGAGTCCATAACTTGGATTACCCCAAGTGTTTTTAGGAACTACGTCAGCGTTAACATCGATGGTGTCGCTAGCACTTTGAATTACGTGACTTCCTACTAAAAGACGTCCATAACCAACAAATACAGGACCGCCTTCTCGTATAGTGTTTTCTGGCCCATTAAACAGGTATGACCTTGATCCTCCTTGTTCTATTTCCCTAAAATCTCCAAATTTTGGCATAGGCGTTAAGAGGTTGGTAATTCCAGCGGCAATAAGCCCTACCCCACCCATTACTAAAGCTCCAGCCATCATTCCGCCTTGACCAGCCATTAGCCCCGCAAAACCTCCAGCCATCCCGATACCACTCGCAACCATAGCTACTCCAACAAGTATCCCTACGATGTCCCTAGCTCCCTCAAGAACAGGTACAATGTCTATTGTTTTTAAATTGCTTATGTTCATTAACATTTCGGATGAGCTTAATCCTTCCACGGTATTCGGATCTTTACCCTCTTCAAATACCACGTCTCTTTCGTTAATCAAAACTCTATATCGAATGTTTTTCTTATCGTTTTCTAAAAAAGATCTATAAAGTTTTTTTGTTTTTGACTCAATAGCTCTTAAAGCTTCGGACACGCTACTTACAGCTAGTTTCCATTCTGATCTACCTAGCTGTTCGACCAATACTCCGTGAAATTTTATATTAGTTAAGTTGTTCATGTCTGTAAATTTCGGTAATCTTACTTCTTTTTTGTGGTGTTAACTTTTCTATCGTGACAAATTTATTACGGGGTCTATGGATAATTTTATTGTCGCCGATATAAACTGCCGCATGGTTTATTGTCTTTCCTTTTATCATTGAGAGGAGAAGGAAATCATGTTTTTTCATAACGCATCCGTCTTTTTGTTTTTTAAGCTCGGGATTCACTTTCATAACATCTCTAGCTAGGTTGGGTCTTCGCTCATGCCAATCTTCTTCTCTTACGTACTCTACGTCTTTTAGAGTTATGTTAAGTTCTTTAAAGTAATCCTGTACAAAAGTATAACAATCAGCTGACCCTACCCTGTATTCTTTGTAGTCGATAAAAGTTTTATCCTTACTTGGATCATAAAAAATAAAATTATCTTTTTCAACATTGTACATGATGTAATTTATCATGTGTCCCTTGCTATTGATGATGTCATAAGGGGAAAATTTTGACTTTCCGGCTGGATGGGAGTGGTAAACCGCCGAAATCGCAAAACGGTTACTAATTTTAAGATAATCCTGCGGAGATATCGAAAAATATTTTTCTGGGTCGTTGGCGGAATTTTTACATGGAACTGCTCTTGGTTTATCTTTATCAAAAACAGTGAACCCGCAGCATTCGTTGGGAAAGCTTTCTAATGCATGCTTTTTGATTTGAGTTTTTACTATTTCGCTAATCATATGTTAACCTAGCCCTCTAGAAATTGAATTGGCCGCTGGAAAACCTCCATAAGGCAAGTCTCCCATACTTATTTGACACCCTCCTTTATTTGCGGATTTTCTGTTTTTTGCCCCCCATCTTAACCTACATCCAGTCAAACTTTTAGAGCATTCATCTGCAACCCAATAATCTGAATTAGGGGGGCTGACGTTATTACCCTCCTCCATATTTCTTTTACATACGTAATAGTATTTAACTCCATTTTTTAATACCCAGACGTAATTTCCTATTTTGTAACCCATTTGAGAAGCTTCCTCCGTAGTTCTTGCTTGTTTAAACTGGGGGTCATATTCTCCTTGGTCTGCAAATTCATAGTCTTGATTATCTCGGTTCCCCTGTGCTTCTGTTTGGATATCATCATTAGAATCAGTTGCCACGGGAGGCGCAGCCCTCAGCATTCCACAGCCTTGTAGTTTTTCCGCAAGGTTTGACGTTGCTGAAATTGTATCTCCTCCATTTGTTTCAATATCGCCACTTAATCTAAGAGTTTTCAGTCTGGCTTTTTTAAGTAGCGGGATAGGGACATCTGTTGAGGTATTGTTAGAATCGTAGGTTTCTAATTCTTTTGACGCTGGGGCTTGATACCAACAGCCTATGCCCCTGTACTGCCAAACACATTTGTTTGAAAGAACTACTCTTTTAGGCAACCTAGTTCCCTCTAAGTCAAGAACTGAAGACAATTGATAAACTATGTTAAGTTTATTTTCTGTCTGTTTTCTTTCTACGTAATAAATATCATCAGGTAGGTATGCGTATGGATCTGGCTCATATCCTTCAGGGAGCATATTGCTTTCTTTGGATATTCGAGCTTCTTTTGAGGTTCCAAAATTTGCTTTATCTAAATATTTTGCAAAAGTTCTTTTTCTCGTAACTTTTGCTCCTATGATATCCCCCATTTTTCTAATTTCATACCTTAGCAAAGCTAATTGATCTATACCGTTTTCACTGTTAACGCTAATTGAAAGCGTTGGCGTTGGGAGGGATCCTTTTGTATTAGTTTCAAATCCAGCGGAAGTAATTGGAGCCGG